CCCTAGTTGAACTTCAATTTCAACTTCAACACCATAACCCTAACCAAGCCAGACTTGTCTTAAGAGCTCCCTTATGTGCGCTGACTGTTGTCTACGTGGTGCACTAAGAGACGGACATGCAACGCACGAAGGGCCCGCCTGGCGGGACGCCTGACATAGTACGGAATGCTATCACAGCAGAAGACCTCAAAGCCCAGTGGCATTTTTGGGACAACGCCATAGCAGATATTGCGAGGCAGCGGAATGAGTTCCTCGCGGATCGCCCAAACCAGCTGGTGTTCATCAGGAATGACGGTGGTGACGATGACGACGAGGAAAAGACGATCGAAGATCCCGAGTGGATCAGAGAGCTCAAGGGATGGGCAAATAACCCGGATGAGAAAGTCAGAGCTGAAGTGAGACAGATCCTCCGCCACGAGAGGTGGCAACACCTGAACCGCATCGAGCGAAATATCTCGCCCGTGCGAGACGACATAAATAAACAATTAAACGAGCTCGGACTCCAGAACTATCGCGATCGATTAATGGCGGTAGGCGAGGGCAAGCCAGGGACGTCGACAAAACACACCACACGACCACCCCCACACATGGCACGCGGACGGGAGTGGGAAGCAGGCCAGAATAGACGCTACTATTAGTCGCACCCGATGTCGGCTATCTATACGCTGAAAGAGGGTACACCCCTTGTACACATCACACGGTCTAGAGATTTCCAGCTCGACCCATATAAAGCCATATGGCTATCGGAGGCCGGACCGGAGGGTCTTGGTATTCAGTATATGGGTGGTACCAAGAAGGTACGCTTTCGCCCAGTCCGTGACCTAGACATGTTTGTCTTTCATGAGTCGGGTTCTGCGCTCCAGGATGATATTAGAGATGCGATCGGTGTGGTACAGGAAGCTGTTCACGGTCGTAATCTCGGTCTATCAGCGCTAGACGAGGTAAGGAGCGCGCTAAAGAACGCCCTCAACTCAGACGGTACCAAGTGGAAGTCAAACTCGGCGGACGACAGGGCTCTGGTAGACGCACTTGCGCCTTCCTTCGGTTTTCTGGGTATCGACGGATGGGTGCGAGACTTTGGTAACAACCGAGAGTTTCTCATCCTTCAACCCGGCGCGAATCTCGTACAAGCACTCCCAAAACCCCCACCGAACATGGCACGAGGAGACGCGTGGGAGGAGGGTCAGAATAGACGGTACTAGATCGATTGAGGGATGGCATACAAGCGCAGATTTCTCACGACAAACGCTGACCGCACCGCGCGGATGCACGTTACACTCCTGCTCAAAAACTACCCATCTCTCTCGCGTTATAACATCCACTACACGATCCGCATCGCGAAACGCTGCTATGCATGCTGGATTACAGGGCGGGCGGGTCGGATGCGGTGTCGCGGGGAGTCTCATCAGTAGTGATGGGGTCTGATTTCACCGTATCGGTTGATTTCTTGGTGCATCCAAACGCCCCCTTGACCGCGATATATCCCTTCGCGTGAAGATAGCGGAGAGCACCCTTGCCTGCGTCGTGGCGCTTCTTAGACACGATCCTACCCGCCTTGTTTTTCATCAGGTCATCCTTTGTAAGACGACCGGTGGTGCGCTGAGCACTACCATGGAACACCTCGGCACGAGATCCGACGAGCTTCACGTTGGTCTTCATTGTAGTTGTGTTTTCGAAATCTACATGATACCAGAGCTGCGCTTCATGCCAGAGTGGGCAGCGGCGGCGTGACGACCGAGCGCGGCACCGGCCATGCCACCGAGCTTGGCAACCTGGCGCAGGTGGGCCGCGTTGCTGATGTAGTTAGAGCCGCCGCGCATGTAGCCACCACGACCGACCATGCGGTTGAGCTGCGTCCGGGTCACACCAGACTCCGGCGTCGCCGCCTCGACGTCCGCGCTATTCAAGATCGTCTTGCGGATAGCAGACTGGCCACGCACGGTCTCGAAGAACCCGGTATTGATGGCGATGACAGTGATAGTCACCGCGGTGAGGTAGTCATAGAAACCAAACGCGTTCGGAAGCCTGACGGTCACCTGGAACGAGTAGTTACCAAGGCAACCAGGCGCGAGGCCCGGGCTCAGCGTGATATCCTGGCCCATGCGGAGAAGGATCGGCCCGCCCGACAGCTGTGTGACGCTGTTCTGCTTGAAAGTGGGGACGGTAGTAACAGCGTTCGAACCCAGGCTGACGCGCGTCGTAGACGCGATCGCAGACTGCGTGAATCCGCGCCACTGATGCCAGTCCATGTCGACACCAGCCGCGACTGCACATGAGTACAGATTGAACTGCTGGAACCCGGAACACAGGTTGCTGAAGTTGTCAAACGTGACCTGAACGTTGTCGATGGGGACATAACCATCGAGCTGGCTGGGACCCTTCGTAGCGGGCTTGACGTAAACCATTACCATATCCGGGATGGACGTCAGCGAGATCGTCTGGCTACGCACGGTCTGTGCACCAACGAACGACCCAGTGATAGTCTGGACATACCGCGGGAATTCAACATACGGGACAGTCGAGACGAGCGGAAGGGTCACATCGGGACCCGGGGTGAGGAATGATGCGTACATGGTAGGGTTCGTCCACGGTCCGTTCAGGGAAGTCTGGGTCGTAAACGAGAGGTCACTGATAACGGTACGAATATTAGACGACCGAAGGATGTTCCCGGTATTCTGTGTAGGGCGGGTGAGGTCATCGATCCAGTACGGAATACTGGCCTGGTGGGCAGTACCAATGTTGGTAATGGCGGGGTTAAACGCCGCGTATGCCGTACCAAGCGGCGCAAAGTTCAGAATGAACTGCATGTTCGTCATGCCATACAGACCGACGGTCTGAAACTCGGCACTATCAGCCCAGATCATAGGAGAGATGACGAGGGGCTCGACGACGCTGACCTGGCCGAACACGGGCAGGGGAACCGAGATCGTGCAACCAGCCTGCAGAGAGAGCGTCTGCGCCTGCGTGACGTTAAAAGCAGCCGTACCCGCAGCTGCAGCCGTGCAGACGTTGTACGTAGACCCAGCGGCACCAAGGCCACCGGAGAGAATGTTGCAGACGATACCCTGGATCGGAGCACCACCAACACCGACACTCGTACCAAAGGGCGTGATCGAAGTCACGCCAGTGGCGGCGGTGGTGGTATAATAGAGCTTAGCACCGATCATGCAATACGGCGGCACGTCCTTGAGAAGAGTCAGGACCGTGCCGGCGGCAGACGACGCAATATTGAAGCCGTAGCGAACGACGCCGTTGATGTTGGCGCCTGCCGTGGGAACAAGGTCGCGAATTCCGTTGTTACCGAGACAGAGGAGGTCGCCACCCGGAAACCCAGTCGTCCACACGGGCTGGTTGTTGACAAAGGGGACGAGGACGTTGCCCGACGTCGCGAGGCTGACATTGGTGGCGTTAGTGGGTGCGATATAGAAACCGCACCCGCTCGCACCCCCGGAAACCGTGTTAGCAATCGCGGTGCCCAGACCGAATGAGTAGAGTCCAGGCGAGAGGAACGGGTACGTTGACGTGTTGCTGTTAGGAGATGCAGCCTGAACGATCCGGCCAACGCCAGACAGCGGAGTGTTCTGTGTGGCATCCGCATACCAGATCGTCGGGAACGCGCCGTTCGGGATGTCGCCCTGGTTATTCGTGACGGAATACGACGAGAAGTTACCTGAGCTAGCGTTGGCGTCGTCGCGACCCCAGCTATAGATATCCGGATTCGACGGGGTCGTGCGCTGCTTGATATTCTCGGGGGTCATCGTAAGGAGGAGCTGCTCCTTGAGAGTGTCGCCGTTCGTCGTCACAGTGCAGTCGTTCAGCGTCGCCGTCATGTTAGTGAGCGCGGACTGCAGTGGGAACGCGCAATACGAAAGATCCTTGGGTGAGACTGCCGTCGCATATCCCACGGGCTGGAAAGCACCGGCGTTCACGGCGCCATCGAACGGGCAGTCGTACGTGACGCCCTGCTGAACACCGAACGCCGGATCGGGTACATCATACGACCACGGGACGAGGATACCAATGCCCGTAATGGCGGCAACAGCGGTCACAGGCTGGTTGACGACATACTGATTGCCACCGAGAGATGCGATGATACGCGTATCAGACGGCCACGGGTTGTGGACGAGCTGCGTGCCGATCGGAAGGACGGAGAGGGCGGCGCCGTTAATCACAGGCGCAGTGCTGAACTGAACCGAGTTGAGAGACCCGGCAAGGACGGTGACAGTCCCGCTCGAGGCCGTCACCACACCCCACGTGCTCTGTGCACGCGGCCCGCCGTAGAAAAGGTTTGCAGTGAAATTGAGACCAGCCGAGAGCTCCATCTTACGGTCGACAAACACGTTAAGAGACGGCACCAGGACCTGGAACGTCATCTGAGACGCGGACGCAGAGATGGCAGAGAAGGGGGCAACGCTGACGGAAAGCGCTCCCTTCTGCACGCCATACGTGGGCTCATCCTGCTGCATACGCGCGTCATAGACGGCGATCTTCTGGATCGTGCTCATTTTACCGTGAAGTGATAACTAGCGAGTCGCTTTTGACAATGTGATTACATGGACCGACTAATCACACTTGCCAAAAACGCACGCGAGTTAAGTTATGAGCGGTTTCTTAGCCGCTTTCACGTTTTCAACTCAAAGTGCCACCGGATGTTCACGCTGCCTCCGTTTGAAAGGGTTACCTGGCGCAGAAGCTGTGTCGTCTTCATGCGCATATAAACCTTGTAATCGAAGTTGTCGAACTCGGCGCCTCTGACCAAGTCGACGCGGTTCACTGTCTGAGGTTCGAAGATGATCTGGTTCCTATAATCCAGACCCGGGTACACGTTATTGCGAACGATGAATTCCGCGACGATGTTCTCGATCTTCTGGTTCGTCGAGACTGTCGGTGGGCCGTTATCGCCAATGATGAAGGGCGGCACGGCCTGATCCGCGACAACAGGCACCTTACCCGTGATAATCACGATCGTATCAATCGGATTCCACATGAGCCCAACCGACGGGTACTGCTGTGTGAACGTATACAAGTACGGCTGGTTTCCAGCGACGCGTGCCAGTGGAAGGTAACCGGTGGTGGCCACGGTGGGGTCGAGGAGCGGAAGCGGTGTCGGGACCGTTAGGCCAGCGTTGGCCGCCTGGACGACATACCGGACGTATGACGTAGTCAACCCCGTTCTCGGGTCGAGATAGTTCAAACGCAGAAGTGGCCAATTCCCGAACAGCTGGTTGAAATAGTCGTCCGATTCGACGGTCATTCGCTCGTCGAAAATGAGGTTTGGATGCCGGAAAGTCGAATATGCCGGAAGGTTAGGAGCCGCGCTATTTAGGGTTGTTCCAGTCAGACCCCACGAATCGCGGGCCACATCATTCAGCGAAGAGTTGAGCACATACTCCTGGACCCCTGCTGACGGGTATAAGCTATCGTCAATAACACTGTAACCATCATACGCATTGAGAGATTCTGTGCCACCAAATCCGTAGCTGTCCAGGTTCAATGTGAATAGCTGCGTCGATGCATTATACGTAATGGTAGGTGCGATAGTGCCAATCGTAGCCGGGTTGATGCCCGTTGGAGAGAGGGATCCCACAAGATGCGTCAAGTTGATACCGACACCAAAGGCAGCCGCCTGGAAAGTGCTACTCGCAGCAGCCGTGCCAGTGCACCTGTAATATAGAAGCCTGGTTGAGCTAGGTGTTGAGTAGGTAACGATATCACCGTCCACGTAGTTCTGGAACGGAGACCACGAGTTCCAGATAGACTGGCCACAGTCAAACCAGAATTGGTTCGGACTCGCTGCGCCAGACACGGGCACGATGTCCCTGTTCGCGGTCTGGCAATAATATGCCTGGCCGTTATAGAATACCCGACTTCCCACTGCATAGGTGACACCCTGCGACCATGCAGCGGTAGCTGTGCAGTTCGCGTTACACACGGTGTTCAACTGACGCTGAAGACACTGTTCGTCCTTGATCACGGCAGTCGTTCCAGTATCGTCCCATTCGTCGTAGATCAGACGCCTGAAGGTCGGGTTGATGCACTGATTCAACACGTGCTCGTATGTGTAGCAGTCGAAGTAGGTCCCCTGGTAACCCGACGCGTAATCACTAGACGTTGGGGCAGGGATTGAAATATCCTCGGGGATCCATCGCACGTTCTTGTACGAGAAGAGATTGACGGATACCCGGAAGGCGAGCTGGAATGGGCGAGGGAGCGTCGCCGACGCTGACGCCGGCAGAACAAAGACGTTGCCAGGTATGAATCCCAGCATCTTACACGCTTGGAGAAGACCGGCCTTTGACGGAACCGGACCCGGAACCGCCGTGTTCGGGAAGTTCTGGGAAACAGGAGGCATCGTGAAATCAAAGTAGATAGGCTGTGCGGTCGAGTTTGTGAATGTCAGAAACTGAGAGTTGGTCGCACTTGTCGCAACGCTCCACCCGACTGCGACGGCATTCAGCCGTGCAAGCAACGCCGTCACTGTGCAGTCAGAGTTCGTTGAGATAGACGCGAAGTTGAGAAGATTACGATACAGACCTGTGGTCGTGTAATACGTCATCCATCCATATGTCGGCCAGGACGCCAGAGTAATGTCCACGGACGGGATAAATCCCTGCACGGCTGCATTCGTGCTCTCTGCGTATACGGGACCTGTCCACGTGAGGGCCAACCCCGGTTGCATGGTCGTCTCCCAGATGGGCGTACCATTCTCGATAACCGGGTTCGGGTTGGTTACAGTGCTTGGGCGCAGTAGAGGCACGAACAGCGGAAACGCGTCTGTAGTGATCGCACCGCGAACCAGCGCGACCGTGTACTGGTTAGAGGCGCCAGTTAACGGGCGTGTACGTGTATCACTGAACTCGGCATAGCGGCCATGGACACCCTTCGCGGTTACGCCGCTGTCATTAGAGACAATAGCCGTGATGTTCGTGTCGTAATAAACGGATCCATTCGATCCATTCGTGACACGCCCAACGCTCATTTCAGCTCCATATGAGTCCGCGATCGATCTCCTCATCTTTAGCGCTGATTTAGGCCTTGTTGTGATTCACGCTCATAGAACAGAGCCTGTCTGTGATGGACGCCCTTGAAGAAGATGACTTTGAACTATACTACGTCGATGTCCAAGATGGTGCCCAAGGACCTGTAGTCGGTGTCTTCCCGTTTACGGTTGGAAGCGTTCTGCCGTTTCGCCGTCAGAATCCAGCTTGGGTGACTCGTTATAGACCCGTTCTCGATCGCATCAATGGCCTCATCGAACACGACCCTGAAATTCGCATGCACGCCGATAACGTTCGGGGTGCTGTTAGAAGCGTCCTTAAGGACCATCCGACTTTCAATAGCGCTGATCTCCATAACTTTACGAAGAATGGAAGGATGCCAGTCGCAGAGGCTGTCCTCGATGCGAGCTACGCACTCGGCAAGGCCGTCCACAAATCAGACCCGTATTTGAGCTACCTAAAGCTTTGGGTAATGATCAACAACCCCGCTGTAGGGCTCCGAGACTATGACGATCAGATCGAGCGCGCGGCTCAAAAGCGAGAGCTGCGGCGCGAGAGCTATAAAGTCAGGAGAACTTCCGTTGGCGAGGAGATGAAGATTGACGCCGAGCTGCCGTTCGGTACACGAGACGAGATCGAACGCCAGACGCGGGAGAGAGAGAAGACGCTTCTCGAACGCACACAAGAGGCACAGCGCCTGATACCTGAATACCCACGTGGCCAGCAATGGCCTGCTGGTACTCAGCCGCGTCCGCGCTTACTTGATGGCTCAGACGACAAGACGATAGCTCATTATGGATTCGGCAGTGGCATGCCCTCTTCTGCGAAAGCAGCGACCCGCGTCACGAGAGAGAAGGTTATTCCACTCCAACAGCACGTGAATCCGTTTTCCGATATCAAGTCGTATCGTAAGCTTGCGGGTTGTGGGATGGAGGACGTTGAGCCAGCGGAAACTGCTTCGCCGGCGGATCCGATCGAGTATGCATATACGGATGCAGACATCAGTGCCGCCCTTGGGTCGGTTCCAATTCATAAATACCCAGAGTTAAAGGCTATGTCGTCACCAGACGCCCTTTTCAAAGGTAACAAGGCAGCCGTGCTCTTGTTTCTGACAGAGGGGAGGAACAGCGGCCACTGGATCTGCGTCCTTGATCACGACTCACACTACGAGGTCTTCGATAGCTTTGGCGTAGCCATCGACGGAAACCGGAAATGGCTGGACGAGAGGAGGCTCATGGAGTTCGGCCAGACTCTGCCACTGCTCTCTATACTGCTTCAGAAAGGCAACAAGCCTGTAAACCACAATACGAGTAAGCTTCAAGCAAACGATGCGAACACGTGCGGACGATGGGTTGTGTGGCGCATTCTAAATGCCGATACGCCGCTGGATGCATTTGTGGGCGAGATGAAGTCTGGGAGCGGCACGCCTGACCAAACCGTTACAGAGCGCACGTATGGGATCTTGAATAAGTGACGCGACTATAGGGTGCACTCACAATCTATTATTCGTCGCCACCTCGCTGTGCAGCCTCCTCTATTTTCCGCTTCCGGCTCCTTTCCGTATCCGCCTTCTGTTGTGCAGACCGTCTTGCCGCATCCGCCTTATACGCGGCAACTTCAGCTGCTTCCTCGGCGGCATCTCGAACTCGCTGAGCCTCCGCCGCGTCGTCTGCTGCCTTCTTCTCTCGAGCCTCATTTTCCTGTTGTAGATACTGGTTGAAAAGATCAAGACCAGTCGCCGCTGGCTCCGCAGGCATCTCCTGTAGCACCTGCGAGCCCGCATGGAAGCCGTCAGCAGCTGATAGCACGATGTGCTGGAGGCGGTCTGCGCTCCAGACACCGATCGGAGGAGGAGAGTTCGAAAAAAAGAAGACATGGGGGACGTGGAAGACCTTAAGGCGAGACATATACTTGGAGCTATAAATCTGACCATTCTTCAGCTTCTCGGCCACTGTGTACATGTCCTTAAGAGTAGCAGTGTCTACGCACCGCGCGAGGTCGAAGATCACAATGGGCTGACCGGTATACGAGAAGGCCGCGTCCATCTGGCGACCATCAAGCTCAACCGCCCCCATCTCACGGCACATCCACGTCGTCAAGCGGCTCTTACCGGTGTTACCCTTACCGTCCTCGATCCAGTAAATATGGCGATCGTGTGGCTTTCCAGATGCAATCTTGTGCACGGCAGCCTGCCATGGCCGAAACACAAAGCTCGCATCCTCACGCACACGAGGCACCACGAGCTGCGCAAGCTGGGTGATGCCGTTCGCATACCTCATGAACTGACCCGGGAACTGCTCTGCCACCCTCTTCACACCCTCCTCTGGTCCATGCTCCTTCAGCAACTCCTTAATCTCCTCCATATCATTGCGGGCTCCTGGCGAGGCGCGCGCCGTCTCACCACGGCCCCACGCAGCGGGTAAGATAAGATCGTCTGGTCCTTTATACCGGGTATCCGGCGACGTCCGTAGCTTGATAAGCCGTTCGCGGTCCTTGATAAACACCGGTGATATCTTAAAATCATCCTCATCCGTGACACCCAGCCAATCGCGGATCCGTACAGGGGTTACCTGGATACTAAACTCCACGTAGCCCTTAAAGACAAGCTTATCCTCGTCGCTATCCTCTGCCTCTGCGCCCTCGTCTGGAACCTTCTTCTCGATCTGACCACATGCATATGTCAAGATCTCGTTCAACTTCGCACTCGGAGACGGAGGCGTCCAATCGTGTGACGCGTCGAGTTCAAACAGGAATGCCCGTGCCAGGAGAGACACGCCGTGCTTCCTGCGGTACGACGCACCCGTTGACAAGCTTCGTGTACTTGGGTTGGTGCTCGCCACGCTTGACGTATCGTCTTGTTTCTCCATTGTAGATTGATATGCGTCGGGCGTCTTATGGGTATCGAAAGCACGCACTTTTAAGGAATTCCGAAAACGTGCATTAATTTCCAACCCGCACGCCTCACAGGCTTCGCGAAAAGCGGGGTTGGAAGCGGGGTTGTGACCGCGCTATGACCCGACCGTAGACCAGGAAAAGAAGTGACTACCAGTGCCGCCTCCACCATGAGTCCAGTATATCGTGAATGTCGACGGCGATGTAGGCGTGACTGCTATACTCGCGGCTGGACCGTCTAGCATAGACGCGAATACAGCGTAACTTGTCGTCGACGAGTATGCCTTTGGAATTGTCACTGAGAAGTTACCGGATGCACCAGATGCCGGTAAAGACGATACGCGTGTGCCGTACTGGATCAATGGTAGTGATCTCAATGTGTTTCTATACGCCCATATCGACGGAGACGTGTCTGTGTTCGACGCGGTCAGTGGAAAGCTCATTTCTAACGCTTCCCTCTAGTGTGAAATTTCAGCGCACGCTTGATCTTCTTCACGTCTCCAGACAGGAGGGTCTTTATCGAGAGACGTCCCTTCACAGCCCCGTGTTGTCCAGCATACTTAAACGACACGCCACGAGCCGGACTGGAATAAGTAGATTTCGCCATCTGTGGAAGGATGTCGAATCCAAATAGCACTATACTTAGCCGCTTCGTACCTGTATCACAAGCACCGCTGTCTGGGTTTGTTCGAGCGGGTACGTTTTTTGCCCAATCGTCACCGACCGGAGACCCGTATGATACGTTTCACTCTATCTATAATGATACGCTGCTGTCAAGAACGATACCGCCAATATCGACGACCCCGCCACCGCCACCGGTACAGCCTGTCAACGCAACCGGTGGCGTCGTGACCGATTCTGGTGGGCGTCGCTTCCACACCTTTCTGTCGTCAGCGAATTTCGTCATCGTCTCGAATCCG